CTAAAATGTTTTTTACTTTACTATCCATTTGTGTAATGTGTGATTTTTTTAATCTAAAACTTCACCATATTCAATTCTTTCTAAATGGTTTAATTCATCTTCCAGATTATCTAATACCATACAAATTTTTTCACATCCTTTATCTAATGAACTCAATTCGTTTATCCAACTTTCCCAATTATCACTTACAAGTTTAATAAACCCTTCTGGATTACCTCTTTCTTTGTATCTTTTAATGAATTCTTCTTTTCTGCCTTTGTCTGGGTAAACTATGTAGAAGAAAATAAAACTTTCAAGCAAAGCGTCTCTAACCTCTTTGTGTGATGAAACAAATATGTATTTATATTTTCCAATATTTGATTTTATATGTTCTATATAATTTTTAGGGAACTCTGGATTTCTTTCTTTTGTGTTATTGCCAACTTCATCTTTAATCCAACTAAAATTACTTGAATCACTATCAAGTGTATCATTTGGAAATTTTTTGTGATAAAAACTTTTTCCAGTACCTGGGAATGCTGATATAATTTTTGTCATAATATTTTATTTATTTTCTTTTAAAAATTCATTAATCATTTCTTCAGTTACATTAAAATTGTTTTTTCCAAATTTTTCATAATATGCTTCTTGTAAATCAATCGGTATAGCTTTACTATTCATTTTCATATTTAACAAACCTTCCTCATTTCCTTCTTCTTTTGTCATATAAAAAACCATTCCATATTTTGGTTCAGAGTCCATGTCAACATCATAGGTATTATTGTTTTTAATTTCTCCATTTATTTCCCATGATTCGAATAAGCCTCTTACTATAACTCCTTGTTCAGAATTTTGAATAGAATATAAGTAACATCTATCTTTAAATTTTAAACCTTCTTGTAAAAATAAAGTTAAAACCTGTAAAGGACTTCCTTCTTTATCTTCAAGTAAAGGTCTAGATACAATAAAAATTTCACAATCCTCAAACTCTTCACATTCTTTAATTTTTGACAAATTTGTTCTAATCAAACTATGATTCATTATATTTTCTCTATAATTAAAATCAAAATTACTTGATGAATTTAATATGTTTATTAAATTTTCCTCTTTATTTGATGGAGCTTTATATGGAGCTATTACATCTAACAATTCTTTAATTTTCATAATTTATTTATTTTCTAGCTGTTTTATAATTTTCAATAAACCAATCAATAGTTTTATTTATACCATCTTCTAATGGCGTAAAAACAAATTCTTTTGGAATATCGCTTTTTGCTGGTTTTCTAAATTGGCCTTTAGGTTTTGTTATGTCATATTTTATTCTGTCTTCAGAAATATTAAATCTTCTTGCAATAATATCGACAATTTCTTTGATTGAATGTTCAGTTTCGTTCACTGCCATAAAAGGCATATCACTTTTCCAATTATCTATTGCCCATAATATAACTTTTGCTAAATCTTCTGAATATATAAATTGTCTTAAAGGTGTTCCGTCTCCCCAAACTTCAAAATCTTTACCTGACAAACTTGCCTCATATCCTTTCCTAATTAAAGCTGGCACTAAATGACTATCTTCTAAATTAAAATTATCATTTGGACCATAAATATTAGTTGGAATAATTGAAATCCAATTGGAATCTGGAATCATCTTTCCATATATTTTAGTTTGATAACCTAGTAATCTTTTAGCATAAGAATAACCATAATTAGAATTATGAGGAGGTCCTTGGTCTATTTTATCTGCAGTTAATGGATAATCTATTTTATCTGGAAATACACATGTAGACAATATAGAAACAAAATTTTTATATTTTGCTCTGTAAGCAACTTCTAATAAATTATTGTTAATTTCTAAATTTTCATTAAAAAACAATTCATTATTATCCATGTTGGCTTTTACTCCACCAACTTTTGCTGCACAATGTATTATTGTGTTATATTCATTTTCTATACCATCTTCAAAACACCTCCGTACAGAATTTATATTTAAAAGATTACAATCTCTACTTGACAAAAACTCATGACTATTATCATTATTTAGTTGTCTTTTTATTGCAGAGCCCAATAACCCACTAGCCCCTGTTACTATTACTTTTTTATTGTTTTGCACTTGCATAAAATTGATATCCCTTTTTTTCTAATTTTTCTTTGTCGCTTCTAATCATTAGTGCGGCAAGCTCTTTAAAATCTATTTTTGGTTGCCAATCAAGTTTTTGTTTAGCTTTTGAATAGTCTCCTAGCAAAACTTCTACTTCTGAAGGTCTAAAATATTTTTCATCAACCTCAACTAAAAGTTTTCCGCTTAATTTATCATAACCTTTTTCATTAATACCTTCACCCTTCCAGACTATTTCAAAACCAAGATAAGGAACAACTTCTTCTATAAATTCTCTTACTGAATGTGTTTCATTTGTTGCTAAAACAAAATCTTCTGGCTTGTCTAATTGTAACATTTTCCACATTCCTTCTACATAATCTCTTGCATGACCCCAGTCTCTTTTTGCGTCAAGATTTCCTATCTTTAAAACATCTCTTTTTCTACAAGCAACTTCAGCAAGGTTTATTGTAATTTTTCTTGTAACAAAAGTTTCTCCTCTTCTTTCAGATTCATGATTAAACAAAATTCCATTACAAGCAAATAAATTATAAGCCTCTCTATAATTTTTCACAATCCAATAACCATAAAGTTTTGCTACTCCATACGGACTTCTTGGATGAAAAGGAGATTCTTCATTGTAACCATTTTCTGGCATGTTATAAGCCATTCCTCCATATAATTCTGATGTGGAAGCTTGGTAAAATTTAGCATTAGGACAATGATTCCTCATTGCTTCTAAAATGGCTAACGTACCTAACGCGTCTGTTTGTGCAGTATAATAAGGTAATTCAAATGAAACTTTTACGTGTGATTGCGCAGCCAAGCTATATATCTCATCTGGTTGTATTTTAGATATAAGATTTGATATAACAAGAGGGTCAGTTACATCACCATAATGAAAATGAAATTTTGGATGATTATCTATTAAATGGTCTATTCTTTTTGTGTTGAATGAACTAGAGCGTCTAATCATACCATGTACATCGTACCCTTTTTCGAGAAGTAATTCTGCCAAATATGAACCGTCTTGACCGTTAACTCCAGTTATGAATGCTATTTTTGTTTTTGACATATAAAATGTTTTAAACCAAAAATAACTTTTATTATAAAAAAGTAAATATTTTATTAAGAATATTTACCATGTAATTTTGCTTCTTTTAATAGTTTTGTTAATTTATCAATTTGACTTTCCAGTGAATAGTTCAACAAATAGCGATTAAAACCTTTTAAAGATTTTTCAATATAATATTCATTGTCATTCATTAATTTTAACATTTCTTTTGAATAACTTTCTATATCATTTCTTTCAAAAACCATTCCTCCATCACCTATAACTTCTACATGCCCATTTGAATTTGCTTTATGACTTATACATGGTTTTTTGTGAAACATAGCTTCAGTAAAAACTGCACCAAAAGTTTCGCCATCACTTCTTCCGTGAGAAAAAACATCTAAAGTTTCTAAAAATGAATGTATTATTTCACTATTACCAGTATGTTCTAATTTAATGAAATTTTTTAACTGTAATTGCTTTGCTTGATTTTCGTATTTTTCTTCTCCTCCAAGCAATATAAAACAAGTGTTATCATTTTCTATTTTTTTATATGCAGACAATGGAACTTCAGAAAATAATCCTTCGGAATTTCTTTGATGAAAACCAAAAACAAATTTATTTCTAATATTAAGATTGTCTCTCATACAAAAAAAAGGAGGATTTGGCATTTCTTGTATAACTGGTATTATGTCTAATTTGCCTGAATCTCCACCAGAATTTACCCAAATATTACCGCTTTCTTTTGTTATATGTATGCTTTTAAATACATTTTTTTGATTGTCAACTCCAGCATTTAATGTTAATATATTTATTATTGGAGTTCTTTTTATTAAATAAAATGGATATTCAGGATGACCAGCTCTACCAGTTATAATTACATCATAATTATCCTCATTAAAAACGTTCCAAAAATTTGTATTCACCCAATCATGATTAGCCGTTCTTACATCTTTATATTGTACTTCAAATTTTATTAAATTAACTTTCTTATCTTCTAAATATTTTTTTCTAAAAATATCAGTATCTGGATGTTTCCAGGTTGAACCTAAATATGGAGCTGCATCACAATAATAAAAATCTACTTGAAATTCTTCTCTAGGTAAATTGGCTGCTATAGTGTGTAAAAACCTTTCTGTTCCTCCTGCTGATAATCCTCCAAATTTTATAAATGCCACTTTAATCATATTATATATTTTTTAAATTATTAATTTCATCAACGTGCCAAATGTTTAAATCTCTAAAATAATCAACACCATATTTTTCAAACCAATTGTTTATTTCCTTGATTCTCCAATTGTTGTTTTTGTAAATTTCATCAATATTAGGCAATATAACATTTTCATACCATTCAGATGGTGCTTTAGTTGTTTTGCAATTTCCATCATATAAAGTTATGGAATATGTACTATTAATTTCACTTGTTGATTTATTGGGGTTTTTAACTCTTTCTAGACAACGATACCATGACTGCTTTATTTGAAAAGCTTCCCAGCAAGAAAATTGAAAATGAAAAACTGCCCCAACATTTGAAGGTATTTGCTTTGTTTGATTAACTATAGGCAATCTTGGCTCATGTATCCAGTTTCCAGAATAATTTATTTTACCATCATCACAAATAATAAAATCTTTATAACTATTAGACCAAGCACTATTATCGTCTCTGTATTCATAAAGACTTCTCCACATTGGAAGCCAATGCATTGTACATCTTTCTCCTGGTTTAATGCTTGATGTTATTAAATCAAAATTTTTAATTGCATTAGAAGTGAAAGATTCATCAGCATCTAAACTAACAATATGTGTTGCTGAACAATCTCTTGCCAAATTAAAAAGATGTCCTCTTTTAGAGCTCCAGCCATCATTGTTTTCTAATTTTACAACTTCTATATTTTTATATTTTTCTAATAATTCTACAGAATTATCAGTAGAACCATCATCTAAAACAATTATTTTATCACACACTTTACTTACAGAAGAAGCAAAAGAATCTATAAATGGTGATTCATTTTTTATTGGCGTTATTCCTATAATTTTCATAATTAATTTTTTATTTTAAAGCATCCAAATCCAGATTCATGAGCCCAAGAATCCAAACTATATTTTTCTCCAATCCATTCATCAAAAAATTTGCCTTTATCATTTATTTTTATGTCATCAACAAATAATAATGAATTGTTTTTCATTTTATTTTTATAAACATCAAATTCTTTACTTATTTGATGATAATGATGAATTGTGTCAGAAAATAAAAAATCTATAGAATTATTTAAAAACATAGATAATACATTAGGATTAGTACAGTTATCGTATACTATATTTACTCTATCATCTTCAAAAAATTTTTTAGGTAAAAGCCTTAAATCTTGAACAATGTCTATTGTATAAAATTTTTGTTTTGGTTTTAATGAATCGTAAATTGCCAAAGTACTCATACCCTCTCTGTTTCCCAATTCAACAATAATGGCATCTTCTGGCAAATTTTTAATTACATTATGTATCAATGTAAAGTATCCACAAACTTTTCCTTGAGGAAAAGAAAAATTTGTTAGATATTTTTTATATTCCTCATCAATACCATAAATAAAATCAGAATTATTCCAAATGATTTCTTGATTTTTTTCTGTGTAATCTATTATTTCTTTTAAATTCATATTTCATTTTTTGAAAGTCCATCTCTAAACATTTTTATGACTTCACTAGAACCTGGCCCCATAAAATCATTATTAATTATATTTAATTCTAATTTATTTTCCCACATAAAATTCAAGTCTCTTATGCTTAAATCTAATTTGGCTATTGAATCAAAAAAATCATCAGCATCCAAAAAATTTAATTTTGGATAAGCAATAAACTTATTATTTTCTATTTGAAATATCCATCTATGATGAATATAGCCTCTAAAACCTTTGCCGTTTATATTAACTTCTAATCCTGTTTGTGAAAGTCTTGATAATTCTATAAATTTACTTGGTATAGCAACATATCCAGATTTTGCTATTTTGCTTATTTGTTGACAAACTAATAATGGATTTGATAAATCCTCTAATGTATGAGTGCAAATTGCAAAATCAAATTTACCATTTTGTTTTACATAATCAATCAAATCAGACCAAGAATCATGGTCACATATATTAAATTGAAATTGCTTTACTCTATTGTCTTGGCATTTATTTATATCCACTATTGCATCTAATACTGGCCAAGACCATCCGTCATAAGTTCCTCCAATATCTATAATTTTAAAATTTTTATTATTTTCTTTTATAGATTTTAAATAGTTTAAAATTTCACTTCTGTCACCATTACCATATTTAACGTTACTAATCATATTAATATTAATTTATAAAATTTTTAAAATTTATCTTTTCTCCAAAATTTGTAATATTTTCTATATCATAATTTAATATATCACATAAAAATTTATTACAATCTTCTTTTTCAATCTTATCTTCAATTCCATATCTTTTATAGATGAAAGTCTTCTCTATTCCTTGTAGGTTTCCGCTTGTACTTGCACCCTTTCCTTCATCTAAGTAAAACCCAGTATTACCTTCAGAAAATTTTATTTTTCCATTGTATGCCAATCTTATCGCAAAATCAAAATCAGCACCAGACCTTAGTTGTTCATCAAAATATCCAGCTTTATTACAAATAGATTTTCTGAACATAAAAAAAGGCCCTAAAATCATACCTCTTTTATATTCTGAATCTGGATGTATTGTATGGTCTATTTGTCTGCCAGATTTTAAGCCAAAAGAATTAACAACCTGATAATTAGAATTTACAATATCAATATCATCATTTTGTTCTAAAATTTTCATTTGACTTTCAAGTGAATTTGGTTCTCTCAAATCATCGATATTCCATATTGTTAAATATTCACCAGAAGATTCTTTTATGCACTTATTCATTGATGTGCCAATCGGTTCTACTGGCCTTGTTATTATATGCTTTATTACTCCATCTGGATATTTGTTAATGTATTCTTTTACTAATTCAACTTCCCAATCTTCTGGGTCATTGTGGTCTAAAACCAACTCAAAATTTGGGAAAATTGTTTGATTTTCTAATTCTTCTAAAAATTTAGGAAGATATTTTCCCATTTTATAACATGGTGTTATTGTACTTATTTTTTTCATTTTTTATAAAAAATTAAATCTCTTTGAAATATTTCTCCTTTTTTAAAAATTCCGTCTTCTAGCGGCCAAACATGATTCTCTATTACTTCATAATTTAAAAAATTGTTTTCTTTCATATTTTTAATAATCTCATCTTCAAGAGGGGCTCCTTCATTATATTCTTTTAATGAAGTTTCTATTATTACATATTTTGCTTTTTCTAAAATGTTTTTTGAACCTTTTAAAATATCAAGTTCAGAACCTTGAGTATCTAATTTTATTAAATCAAATTCATCTAATTTAAATAAAGAATCAACTGTTTTTGTTATTCTTTTTTCAATTATTAAATTTTCTATTGAATAATGTTTTGTTTTTTCTAAATATAAAGAATTGCCAGTACATATATCATTTTCTTTTGTTAAGAAAAAGTCAACCTCTTTATCGTCTACATCAGATAAAACTTCAATAAAATACAAGTTTCCAGTATTTTTTAAATAAATTTCACAATTTTTATTAGCTTCAACCATATATAAAATAGAATCTTTCCAAACGTTTTTACATAATTCAGAAAACTCACCAACATTAGCACCTATGTCTAATATCTTATTTGGAATAAACCCTTTATTTTTTAAAGTTTGTAAATAGTTGTTAATTTTGCTCATTATTTAAATTTTTAATCATTTTTTTTATACCTTCTTCTAAAGATATTTTTGGCTTCCAATTTGGAACATATTCTTTATTTTGTATAATAAGAGACTCTCCTTTTTTATTTCCTTTAATAATAGAACAGTTAGTGTTTTTTTGGATTATTTTTGCTATATTATATAAATCTACCCATTCTCCAGTAGATATGTCATAAGTTTTACTTTTATCTTTTATATTAAATGCAGCCAATAAAGCTTCACAAACATCATCTATATGAATAAATTGTCTAACCTCACTTCCATCCGTTAAAATTTCAATTTTTTCATTTTTTACTGCTTGAAAAACAAAGTCTGATATTACATGGCTTCTTTCGCTTACTTCTTCATTATATCCATATATATTCCAAAGTCTAACTGCTATACCTTTTTCTGAGAGTTTTGTCCAAACTTCTCCAATTCTCTTTTGTGAACCATAAACTGTATCTACATTTTCTGATAATTGACTTGAAATAAAAATGAAAGGCAAATTTATAATTTGTGGAAAAACATTATTCATTATTGCATTATTCCATTCCATTTGAAATATTTGACTATCTTTTTTATATAAATATTTTGCGCCACCAACATCCCAAGCTAAAAAGAAAACTCTATCAACACCTTCTAATGGCAAACTTTCAAATCTAGCATCTTGTTTTGTGTTGTTTTTTATGTCGAACTCTATAACTTCATCCCCTTTATTCTTAAGAAAATCGCAAAGCCTTTTTCCTAAAAAGCCGCTTGAACCTATGATTAAACTTTTCATATTATTTACCTAAATAGTTTATATACCAATTAATAGTTTTTTTTAAACCTTCCTCAAAAGAATATTTTTTAGTCCATCCTAATTTTTTTAATTTATCAGCAGACATATATTGAAAAGGAATTTCTATAAAATCTTTTTTTACAATTTCACTTCCTCCAGAGTAATTCATTAAACTAGAGATTGTAGAAACTGTTTCTTCTATTGTATGAAATTCATTATCTCCGATGTTATAAATTTCCCCAGGCTTTCCATTTTCTGAAAGCAATTTATAAGCATTACACACATCATCAATAAAAACAAACTCTCTTTTAAAGCCTAGAACCCCAGAGTAAATTCTTGGTTTGTTATTTTTATGTATTTGTATTATTGTATTTGGTATTATTCTGGAAATATTCATATCTCTAGGCCCATAAATGTTAGCACATCTAATGACATTAACGTTTATTCCATAAGTTTTGTAGTAAGATTGAGAAATTAGGTCGGCACAGGCTTTTGATGTTGAATATGGGTCATCTGGTTGCAACTTCATATCTTCAGTGTAAGGTAGTACATCGTGAGTCCCATATGATTTATCTGAAGAAGCAACTATTATTTTTATGTTTGGATTAATTTTTCTAATGGCATCTAAAATATTTATTGTTCCAATTATATTACTTTTATAACAACTTACAGGGTTTTTATTTGCTATTTTAACTATAGACATCGCTGCTATATGATATATTAAATCAATTTCGTAATCAGAAATAATTCTTTCTACTAATTCCGAATCTAATATGTCTCCATATATTATGGTACATTTATCTAAAATATCTTTTTGAGTTTTTTTATTTTTATCTCTAATTATACCTATAACATTATTTCCACTATTTAACTCTTTTTCTGCCAATGATGAACCGACAAACCCATTTATTCCTGTTATTAAAATATTTTTCATTTTTTATAATTTTATTATTTGTTTTGACTGTTTTTCTAAATTTAAATTTTCTAATATATAATTTCTTGGTTTATATGATTCCAAATTTCTAATAAAATGATTCCACTTACTGTAAATTTCTTCTTTTTCATAAAAATAAATTCCACATAATGAATTAAAATAAGGTATTGATGTTGCTTCTACCTTATATTCTTCACCTCTATCGTTCCAATATTTTACGTCCCAAACAATTAGTGGCAAATTACAACTCATCATTTCTTGTATTGCTATTCCTTGACTTTCACAATTATCTATAATAAAACCATATTTACTTTTCGATATTAAATCTAAAAAATTTGACTCATTATAATGGCCGTATTTTATTACATTATATGTTTGATTTGATTCTTTTAAAAAGTTTTCTACAAATTTTAAATCTTCTTCATTTCTCCTTTTAAAATATACTAAACAATCAAATTCTTTTTTGTCATTAGATTTGTCGGCAAATAATTCAGTATCAATACCTACTGGCCAAATCTCTATTTTTTCTTCTGGGAGCCATTTCATATATAATTTTTTTACCCATTCTGATGGAACTAAAATTTTTTTATATTTCTGCTCCATAACATATTTATTGTCTATAGGTAAAGTGCATATATTTGGGCCTATTATAGAATTTTCTATTTTTAAACTTAACATATTATGACTTTGAAGAAAAACATTTTTTTCATCGTTTTTATTTTCTGATGAATTAATTGTGTAATTTTCTTTCAAAATTTCCAGTCCACTAATAAAGTTGTCAATAACTTTTTTTGGACCCATATTTCTATATTCAAAATAAATATTAATCATTTTTTTTCATATAAAATGCATCACCCCATTGATATTCAGTCATTTTAGTTTCTACCCTTTCAAAACCAAATTTACTTAAATACAAGTCAATTTCTTCTATTTTTGCACAATCCTTATAAAGATAATCAGTATTAACTTCTGTATAAATATAATCTATATCATTTAAAGAATTCTCCATACCTTTTAAAGCTAAAAGTTCTGCTCCTTGAATATCTAAATTTAAAAAATTAAAATCACATGGATTAAATTTCTCATCATTAAAGAAAGTGTCAATCTTTTTTGTTTTAACAGTTTTTTTATTAACAACAGAAATGTGTGGATGATGAATTTTATGTTTATCCATTTCAAGAATAGAAGAAGATTCTCCATTACTTGCAACATGAAAATCTACTTCCTGTCCATCTATATCAGATGCTGCAAAACAGTAAGATTTATGATTTTTATAGTTACTTATTTTATTTTGCAATTCATTAAATGTATCTGGGTCTGCTTCTACCCATATAACATTATCAACACCACAAGTTCTATATGATTCAGCTTCTTCTGCGTGATGTGCACCAACATGTAAAATTCCTTTAATGTTGATTTTATATTTATTTCTTATATCTCTAAAATTAATTAACATTTTTAATTTTTTATTAGTTTAGTTACTTGATTTTCATGTATTCTATAATAAAGAAGAATGTCTTCACAAATATAAAATTTAAAACCTTTTTCAATTGAATCTTGCCAAAGTTTTAAATCTTCCATTGGTATATCTTCCTCATTATATTTATTATTATCCCAAAAGTTTTTACTATACGCAACACATGGATGAGCTATAACATTATGACCAACTCTTAGATTTTCTATTATTTCTCCTTTTTTTGTCATTAAAAAATCCTTAACACTTTCATCTTCATAATTATTTTCTTTTATATGAGAAAAGTTTGATGAAACTATATCATAACCTTCTTTTAATTTTTCAAATTGTCTTTCTATTCTGTTTTCTTGATAATAATCATCTACATTAGTATTAAATACAAAATCACACCCATCCTTAAATGCTTCTTCTATAATATAATTCATTGCTTGAGCATGATTATCCATTTCAATTTTGTAAAATTTACCATTTTCAAAATGGTAATCTCCAAGAAAAGAATAATTATCATCTCCATAATTTAATTCGTAAATAAAATAGTCTTTATATGTTTGACTTACAATTGAATCAAAAAATTTCAATAACCATCTGTCATTATATATTTTTTTAGCATTTTTATGAAAAATTACTATACCAATTTTATATTTACACAAGTCGTGTTTTTTTAATAAAAAATTTATATCATATTTTTTTGTATTAAAATTACTTTTATTATGTATTCTATGCAAAACTAGTTGTTTTTTGTCATTTATAAATTTACAACTTTTTTTCATAAGTTTCAACCAAAAATCATAATCTTCTATTCCAACAATAGACTCATCCCATCCATTAACCTCTTCTGCTATTTCTTTCTTAAATATTGCTGAAGTATTTGCCACTTGATTTACACCAGACATTGAAAGTCTTAATATTTCTTCATGTTCTAAAGAAAGATTAGGCTGACCTGTTATTTTTTCCAATTCATCACAGTAAAATATTCTAGAACCTATTACATCATATAATCCAGTGTTCGCAAGTTCTATTTGTATTTCTAATTTTTTTGGCAACCAAACATCATCATCATCTTGTATTGCCAACCATTCTCCTTTAGCTTCTTTTAATAATTTATTTAAAGTTTTAGACTTCCCAGCATCTAAACCATAATCAAAAATTCTAATTCTTTCATCGTCAAATTCTTTAACAATTTCTTTGCTATTGTCAATAGTTCCATTAAAACCTATTAATAACTCAAAATCTTTGTATGTTTGATTTAAAACCGATTCTATAGAACGTCTTAAATATTTTTCACCATTATAAACTGCTAATAATATTGATACCATGATTAAATATGTTTTTTTAATTCGTTTTTAACATATACTGTATTTCCAATATGAACACTTCCGTCAGACATATGATTTATTAACATTCCATTTTCATCAGCATAATATTGATATATATCTATAAAATTTATATCATTTTCTTTACATAATTCTTTTAATATAGAATTAGCCTTAATAGTATATCTAGACCTATCTTCGTCTAAACCAAGAAATGGAAAATTTATATTTTCTATATTTCTATTCTTTTTTGAAGGTGGGGTTATGCTTAAAATTCCAATTTTTTCAAAAAATATTTTTTGACTTTTAATATGATTAACATAATCAATTATTAAACTATTTATTATTTCATCTTCTGTTAAATCATTTAATTGTATTTGATTAAAAATATGACACCTAATATCTATTTCTCCAAAACAAAAAATAACAAATGAGTTATATGATATATCAACATTTCTACTTTTAAAAATATCATAAAAATTAATTTTATCACGTCTAACTTTATGCATAGTCATAGGCGCAATATTGTGTCTATCTTCTATAATATTTCTAAACGAAAAATCAGAATGTGAATCTCCTATTGTATAAATTTTCATATTTTTTTAGCTTGAATATTTAAACTCATTAAAACTCCTTTTTCTTTTTCCATATGTGGAAGATATGCTTGACTAAAATCATCTATAGAACCATGTTCAACCGTTTTCCAATCCCAAATATGAACGTCTATAAATCCTAAACCTTCTAAATCTTCTTTTAACATATTAAAATCAAAACCAACATAATGAAAGTTTTCATTATAATTTTGACCTCCATATAAAAATCCCATCAATTGTTTAAGAGTGTATCTTTTTGTGTAATGTAACTCCGAAACTTTATATAAATCAGGAACTGATATTCTCAATATTCCACCGCTTTTTAAAATTTCATTCCACCTTTTTAAAACATCTAGATATGTTTTTCTATTAAAATGTTCAAGAACATGACAAGCATATATCATTTCTGCAGATTCATCTTTAAAGTTTTTTAATGTTGCAACATTATCAACAATGTCACATTCTGTTTCTGGTCTTATATCAACATTTACAAAACCATCCAACTTTTTAAAGCCGCATCCTAAATGTAATTTCATATTAAAGTTTTTATTTTATTAATAAGCCTTTCATTGTAATCAACCCAATTCATAGCCAATCTTCTATTTATCTCTATGACATCTTTTTTGGATTCATAAAACTCAGGAGTTAGTTCGTTGCACTTTTCAATTGCCTCATTAAAAGAATTTACAATAATAATCCCATTTACATCAAAATATTCTACTATATTAGGACAGCCTATATAAATAGGAATGGTTTTGCACAGTAAACAATCTATCAATTTTTCCGTAAAGAAATTCTGCTTTGATACGTTTTCTATACATATATGAAACATACTATCAAATAGAGGTTCTTTTCGCTCTCCTAGTATAGGGTTATTTCCAAAATTTTCAACACCGCCTAATCTACTTAAAAAGAATTTTTTCGGTATGCTTATTTTATTTTGTTTATACCACAACTTTTGTCTTATTTTATGATTCTCCGTAATTGTCTTGTGACCACAAACCGTAGATACAGAAAACTCTTTTGGCTTATTCAAATCATATTCATCTAAATGAATCCATTTTGTTCCATATTCAAAAAGTACTCCGTTTGGTATAGCATCTAAAACTTCTTGTTCATATGTAAGCACATAATCAAAACGATTCCAATTGTCTATAATGCGTTTATTCAAACCCATAATTTCGTTTGGCTCAATTTGAACAAAGAATTTTTTTAAAAGCCTTCTTCCTGCTGAAGCTTCAAACTGTTCAATCGTTGGATTGTCTAAATTTTGAAAATTATCAACCCAAATATCTATTGGCATTGAACTATCAAAATCATAGTTCAAGGACATGCCAAAATTAGAATTTACATTTGCTTTCATTAACCTCTTATTTCTGAATGATTTTTGTCTAAAGCTAAAAGCTTCTTTTCAAATGGTATTTGCCAAGATTCTGGATAACAATAACTTGGATTAAGCTTTTTTGGTGGATTATCAATAAAATATCTATTCATTTGACTTTCATCATGCCAAACAGCAATAATTCCATTTTCTAAATCCTTATCTACTCTTTCCTTTATTGTTTTTGACATTTCAAGAAAAGCTTCTGAAGTTCCTCCATTAAATCCACCAGCATAATAACATTCACCTTCTTCTTCTGAAACATATGCTGTTGAACTTTTGTTAGTTTCATAACTTCCTCTTCTTCCTCCAAAAAATCCTGGGTGTTCTGTGCCAACAAGTTCAGTTTCTGTATCTGGGAGTATTTCTTCGTTTACATCTTCAACAAATCTCATATCAGCATCACAATAAAAAAGATAATCCATGTTAGATAGCAATTCTTTATTTTTATCAAAAACATGATAACGTTTTAATGTGGCGTAAGGCCATCCCAAATGTTCTTGTTCAATTCTAATAATGTCATCATTTTCTGGCACATTACCATCTGTAAAAACAAACATTTTAACTTCATGATTTTTCATAAAATGTTTTTTTACAGATTTATATAATGGAGGTATAAATTGAGTGTATTTACCTGTTGCAATGACTAATAAGCCTATTTTCATATACTATAATTTTTTTCTATTAACAATATTTGTTTCGACAAAAAAGGCATTCTATCTAAAAGCTGTTCAGTTTCAAAAATTAATTTTTTACTTGATTGTTTTAATTTCTGTATTACTTTGTCGTTTAATGTAATAATGTTTGGAGATAACATTTCTACTTTAGTTTCTCCTTCTCTTGTTGGAATTACAATTCTATGATAGTCATTTTCAAGATATATTGTTGATTCCTTTACTGTCTCAACATAAATGGCTACATCTCTTTCATCTAAATTTCCAACGTATATATAAAATACTATTACTGGTTTTGCCATAACTTTATTCAAATGGTAATTCTAATTCTTGATGACATCCAACAATATTAGAAAAATCTATTTTATTTAACTTAATCTCTCTCCCAGACAAAAAATTATCATTCAATTCTTGTGCTGAAATCCCATGAAATTCACCTTCTCTGTTTGGAAATACACTTTGAACAACATTAGAAGGAGAATTTACTAATTTACTTTGTTTGTAAGACCACATTGTTTTTTTAGGATAGTTTCCAAACATTTGTAATGCCGCCTCAAAAGTATTTGGATTTTGAAACATAACTTTTTTTGAAAGTTTATGAATTTCTTTTGTTTTAAAAATATGTCCATCAACTGACAGTGGATAGCCAAAATCCATATAATGAACTGACCAGTTCCATTTTATAAATTTATCATCCTCATAATCAGGCATTATAACATTGTCACATCTCATAGTGTAACATTTGTTTGTATTTAAACCTAATCTCATAGAAAAACAAAAAGCGTCATTATCTGTCTCTAATTTTGAAATCATTTCATTTTCATCAACTCTTCCATAAATTATGTCATCATCAGTAAAGAATGATGTATAATTATATATTGAATTTTCTAAAATAGCTAAAGTTTGTTCTCTAAAATCTATTTCTTTAATCCATTTTACTTCTGGGAATTGCTCCATCAATTTATTATACCCTTTTTCAAATTCATCATTTGAATAAGTATATAAAACATTTAAAGAAAAAACTCCATTAGCATTTTTTTCAACACTATCAAGAAATAGTTTTAATTGTGCTGCTCTATCTTTTGAAAATACTATTCCATTAATCATTTTTATTTGTTTTATAAGTTTCAATTTTTTGAAAAGGCTTCTTTTTGTTTATTTCTGAATGTATACTCCACTGAAGTTGCTGATTTACTTTATCGTCAGAAATAGGATTTTCTCTATTATAAACATAAAGTGGAGTTTCATTATAAAAAACATGCTCTTTCCCAGCCATTTCAAGCATTGGAATAAACATTGCAACATCATATGTCATTTGATACCAATTGCCATTAGAATCTTTCATACATGAATAATTTTCATCCTGCTCTGCAATTTTAGCATAAAGACCTGCCCTAAAAGTTCTTATGTGAGAAACTTTAAATTGAGATTTTCTTAAATCTTTAAAATCATCTTCTGTATATTCTCTCGCACAACATTTCATGCCATTAGTCCATTTTGAACTGCCATACATCATCCAACATTCTGGATTTTTATTGTAGAAATCGTTTATGTATGATAATACATCCTTTTTAAATAACCAGTCATCTCCATCTACTATTACAACAATATCATCTGGGTCTATAGCAAATCTCATTATACCATTATGCAAATTTGGGAGTGCACTCATTCTTTCGCTTGACCTCCAAGCTAAAATATTTTGACATTTCGTTTTTTCTAATAGAGGATGTTTATATTCAACTATAGGTTCTCCGTTTTCATCTTTTAATAAATCACCATTATCATCTCCTTTATATTTTACTGCTGGTATTTTGCTAAATGAACCATCTGTAGAACTGTCATCAATAAAAAGGATTTCGTAATTTTCATAATCTTGAGTCAAAAGAGAATTTACACATCTGTCCAAAAATTTTCCAGGATTATAAAATGGAACTATTACTTTAATTTTATTGTTCATTTTTTATTTTGTTTTAACAAACATACGATTTTTATTTAAAAAAATAAATGGATAATTTAAAAAAGATTTTTTCAAACTATTTATCTTAAAAATTATAACAATTCTAATAATTTAGAAATGAAAAAAGAAGCAAAAAAACTAAACAAGTCTAACATTCTTAATCTAATTAAGGAAGAAGCTGAATTTATTCTTAAAAAAGAAGAATATCATGATAAAATAGTTAAACTAAATGATGAATTAAAAAATCTTTACGAAAATAGAGATTTTGTTGGAACTTTTGGTTTTGCTGGTGATAACAAAAAAAGTGTTTCTGGATTTAAAGAAACTCCAAACATTTCTTATATAGCAATGTTAGAAAAAGAATTTAATGCTCAAGATTCATTAAAAGCAAACAAAGAAGAGGCTATTCTTAATGAAGACCAGCTTAATGAAATTGACAAATTAAAAGAAGAAAATTCAAGCTTGAAAAAACAAATAGAAGAAATTTCAGCATTCATTTCAGAAATGAAAAAAGGTTGATTCTATAATTATAAAATCATTTAAAAATTAAAAAAGATGAAAATTACTAAAGAAGAATTAAAGCAAATCATTAGAGAGGAAGCTTATAAATTTAAAAAGAAATTACAGCTAGAAAGTGAACTTGCAGAAATAGAATCACAACTTAATGAAGTCGAAGCTGGTAGCCTTTATGATGCTGGAGAATCTGCTGGCAAAAAATATAAAGCAGAATTTGAACATTTAGATAATGAATTTGGTATTCCAGGAGAAACTGAAACTTATATGGAAGAAGTTGAAATGGAAGAAGAGGCATATGAAGATGTTCAAAATGAAGAAGATTTGAACTTAGAAGCTATCTTAGCTGAAATTATGTCAGAAGATTCAAATGAAGAAGTTGCTGAAGAGTGTGGTACATATGAAGAGACTTATATGGAAGAATCTGATGATAATGATGCAGATGACTTAACTAATGAACTTTATAAAGAAGAAACTCTTTCAGAAGGTGAAATTAAAAAAGCAACTATTTTAATCTCTGAGCAAGCTAGAATGAAAAGATTGGCTGGTGTAATTTCTGAATCTGAAGAAAAAATGTTACAAGAAATTACTTGGATGCAAGAGTTGATGGGAGATGAAATATTAACTTTTGGCAAAGGATTAATCGGTATGCTTGGAACACTTTCTTTACCAGGATTACTTTGGTTTTCTCAATGGATAAAAACTAAAAAAGAAAAAGGCGTAAAAGCTACTAAAGAAGAATTAGACGATGCTTTAAAAACAGCAAAATCAAAATAATTAAATTATAATCAAAAAAAACCCTCAGCAATTAAGTTGAGGGTTTTTTTTGATTTAAAAATTAAAATTACAAAACCATTTTTCCTGACATATTACCTTCTGATATTTCAAAAGAATTATGACAACAATTACATGTATATACTTTTACATTTTTAGTTTGTTGTATTTGTTGGCCTTGTGAATCTAACAATAAATTACTTCCGTTTTCTATAACGGTTTTTACACTTTCCAAAAAAGTTGCACTATCACAACCATGTGGACATTTCATTTTTTGAATTAACATAACTTATAATTTTAACTATTAATTATAATTATAAATAGTTTAAATTATTCATTTTTATAAGATTCTAATATTTTAGCAATTACTGGATTTCTTACCACATCTGTTTCTTCAAACTTAAAAATTCCAACTTCTGTCATATTTGAAAGTCTTTTTAAAGCATCATAAAGTCCAGTTTCAGATGTGTCTCTATACCTGTCTGACTGTTCCAAATCTCCAGAAATTATAAATTTACTTTTCCATCCAATTCTTGTTAACATTGTTTTCATTTGTCTTTTGGTAGAGTTTTGAAACTCTTCTGCTATTAATATTGAATGGTCAACATTTATACCTCTCATATATGCTAAAGGCATAATTTGTATAATTTCAGATTCCATTAAATTATGAACTGCTTGTTTTCCTATAATTTTTTCAAATAAATATAGTGTTGAATAAGTGTATGGCGCCATTTTTTCCAAAATATCACCAGGCAAAAATCCTAACTTTTCATCAGCTTCTACTGCTGGTGTTGTTATTACTATTTTATAAAATTCATTATTTGGTGATGATAATAATTGTAGAGCTTTTAACGCTGTTAGATAAGATTTTCCTACTCCTGCTGGACCTGAACATATGATTATTTCTTTGTTTTCAATCAGGTCATAAAATTCTTTTTGTTTTTGATTTTTTTCTTTAAAATAAATATCTCCTATTACTGTTTTTAAAAATTGTTTTGTGTCGTTTCCTTTTCCTTTTTTAATTGTTTTTTTGTTTGTCATACAGTTAAAATTTATTTTGTTTATAAATAGTTTGATAATTTATAATATTTATTATTGTCAAGTTAATTTTACTTTATATTTATTTTTAAGAAAAAGAATTTTATGGAAAAAATTACAACATCACAACTGGAAGAAATGATAAAGAATAAGTTTTTAGAAAAAGGTGTTTCTAAAGACGATATAACAAATGAAATATTAAAAAACATTTCAGAAAGAATAAAAACTGAAGTCAAGAACTCTTTGCCAACAAATGTAAATAGTGGTGGTGGAGAAATTGTAAATGTTGATATTTCTAAACAAGAAGTACCTAAAGATATGCCTGGAGAAAAGCCTGAATCTATAACTACATCTGTTGAATCAAATGAAGAATTTCAAGAGATGTATAAAAAAGAAGGAGAATTAGAAGCTAAAGAAAGAGCTTTACTTGAAAAAGAAGAAGAACTTAGAAGAAAAGAAGAAGAACTTAGAAGCAAAGAAGAAGAATTACAATATAAGCCAGAAGTTCCAGAAAAACTTGAAAACCTAGGTTGTGAAAAATTATTTGTTTTCAATGAAAACGATTTAAGTGTTGGTGCAGAAAAACTTTCAAATACTTACATGAACTTAGTTGAAGACCCAGAAAACAAAACAAGCATGAAAGACTTGTGGCTTAAAGATGGAAAAAGAGATGCTGAAGTATTTATTGTAAATTTTGAAAAAATAGGCAGAATAGAATTTGACCCATTTGAAGGGATTTCTAATTTTATAAATGAAAAAGAAAATTCAGAATTAGAAGGTCCAACTTCAACAGATGATTATGAAAGTTCTGAAAATAATTCTAATGGTAATATGATTGACTCTATAGCGCCAGTAAAAGATGTGATTAGACCAATGTCTAATGATATGGGGCTTGATGTGCAAAATAGTACAGGAGAATATCAAAATTTAGAAACAGGTGCATCAGTACAAAATGTAGATGAAGAAAGTTTTGAAGAATTATTAAATTCTAAATTAAAAGAAATAATTAAAAATTATTTGAGTGGTCAAATTGTTTTAGGACAAAAAAAATAATGATTAAAGAATCTTATAAAAATAGAATCAAAAAATTGGCAGGCTTAATTTCTGAAGAGGAAGTTAAGCTTTCTGCTAATACTGGTAGAAGTGATGATGGTACTTTGAGTTGGTATTCTGAAAACTATCTTCTTGATTTGGGTTCTAAAATATTAAGTGAATTAGATAATATTGTTGAAAAAGACAATTCTTTAACTTTAAAATTATTGAAAAGTTCAACTAAAATGAATGCAAATTCACTTTTTATTAGTTTATCTATTTCTGGGTATATTGGAGAAAAAGAAATAGATGAAAATTTTGAAATAACATTATCTGTTCAATTCTCAAATGATTCCAACACTGTTTCCTCAGTTAATTATAGAGGTGTAACAAATAGGTTTAATTTAAACTCAAAACACTCTTCTGATGACCTAAAAATGTTTGTATCAGAAGTTACTGACAATATAATGAATTCAATTAAATTGTCAAATTTAAACCCAAAATCTTAATTTTTTTTTCTTTTTTATTTATTATTTACTTTATTTAAAAATAAAGGTATATTCGAACATATTTAAAAAACAATTATGAATACTTGGAAAATTTTAAACAAATCAAATCAAGAGGTTAAGGTTGCTTGCAAAACAGCTTCTATGGCCTCAAAAGGAATAATTTTACAACCTAATGAATTTTGTATTTCAGAAGCACAATTAACAGCTTCAATGGATGCACAAGAAAGAAGAGGTTTTATTTCTGTAGACAGAAATTTTGATAATTCTAAATTTAATCTAGAATTTGTCAAAGCATATAAAGAATCTGATTTAATTCATATGATTAACAATTTAGAATCAAAAGAACAAACTGATTTTGAAAAGGCTGCAGAAAATGCAGAAAAATATATGAATAATTCTGATAATTAATTAAGTTATGCCAGAAGAAAAATTGAATTACAATACAATTAACGAAGGTGTTACTGTTGGAGCAACTCAAACTGTTAATTCTAATAATTTAATTGTTTATAGTGGAACAAGTTCTGTACACAGTATTATATCTGATAACACAAATATTACTATAGGTAATACCGATTTATTCGATAGTAATAGTACTTATGGTTCATTTTCTTTTAGTGGATATTTTAGTTGCTTTAAAATAACTGATAATTTAATTTTAAAAGAGGAAGAAAGTAATTTTTTAATTATTCCAAAAAATAATTTAGTTATTTCTTGGAGTGATAAAGATAAGACTTTCATTGAAAATGATTTAAATGAATTTATTCATGATTTAAAAAATGATAATTTTTCTGAAAAAGCTTTTGAAAATAAAACAGATAAATTTAATCAAATTTTTAGTCTATTAATTAAAATGGACGGGAATTTATATATTGATTTAAAAGAAAAATCATATTATAGATATTCTTCAAAAAATAAATCTTGGGTTAAAATGTTTGGAGAAATTAAAAGCTTAATTTTTAGTAGAAAAAGTAATTTAAAATCAGTCAAAGAAAATAAAAATGAAAGATTCTTAATGATTGAAAAACCATTTAAATTTAAATTAAATTTTCACAAAGGAAATTCAACTTTAGATTCTGGGTATGTTTATGTGCCATATGTGCCTTTAACATATACAGCAACAAACATTGTTAATGGAACAGATAATTCTATTGTAACAAATACTGCTATAAATTCAAGATATTCAACTGTAACAATTAATGGAAATTATTATAATACAATAACTTTATAAAATAAAATATATGTCTAAAAAAATTAAAATATTATTTAACCCTTCAGATTTGGCTGGCGTAGGTCATTTTCGTTCAATATGGCCTGCTCAAGAAATGCAAAAAAAATACAAAGAAGAATTTGATATTAAAATTGATTTGTCTCCAAATTTTAATGATTTAGAATCTTTAAAAAAATATGATATAATTCATTTCCATAGACAATTTGGACCAATAGAAAGGTTGGATGAAATCTTTGATACTTTAAAAGCTGCTGGGGTAACCATGATAATGGATATAGATGATTATTGGTCTCCACCAAAAGAACATCCAATGTATTATGTTGCTTTAAAAGAAAAAATAGAAGAAAAAATAGTTAGTACAATGAAAAAAGCTGACTATGTAACTACTACTACAGAAATTTTTAAAAAAGAAATCTTAAAATATAACAAAAATGTCATAGTAATTCCTAATGCTATTGATACAAATCACAAAATGTGGCAACCAGACGATTCTAATAAAATTGATGGAAAATTAAGAATTTCTTGGATTGGAGGTTCTTCTCACTTAGAGGATTTAAAGCTTGTAGAAAATTCTATGTCTAAATTAAATTCAAATGAAGAATTAAAAGGGAAATACCAAATTGTGCTTTGTGGTTTTGACACAAGAGGTCATATAACAGAGATAAATCAAGCAACTGGTGAACAAAGAACTAGAAAAATAAGACCAGAAGAAACTGTCTGGAATAAATTTGAAAAGATTTTTACTACAAATTATAAAATAGTTGATGAGAATTATAAAAAGTTTTTAGATTCTTATAAAAATGAAAAATATTCTGATGATTTATCTAACTTAAACTACGTAAGAAGATGGACACTTCCTCTTACGCAGTATGGGAAACATTATCAATATTGTGATGTATGTTTAGCACCTTTAGTTGAAAATACTTTTAATAAAGTAAAATCAGAACTTAAAATAATAGAGGCTGGTTTAACAAAAAAAGTTTTAATTGCTCAAGATTATGGTGTTTACAAAGAATTAATTGAAGATGGAGAAACAGGATTTTTAGTTGAAAAATCTAGAAATCATAAAGATTGGTATAAAAACATTAAGTACTTAATTGAAAACCCTAAAGAAGTTGAAAGAATTTCTAATAATCTATATAATTTTGTGAAAGACAAATATAATCTGGAAAATGTTACAGAAAATAGAGTAGGGTTCTATAAGGAATTATATAAAGAAAAGAGTTTAGTTGATGTGGATTAAAATTTTCTTTCATATTTATTCTAAAAAGATTTACAATGAAACAAGTTAGCTTAAATTTTGGCGCAATAAAAGATACGGTTTATAGACTTTCCGCTAAAGAATTAATGAGTGAATCTAAAGAAATAAAAGAAAACAACTCATTAAAGAAATTTATTAAAAAAATTCAAGAAGAACCTTTATTAAAAGTTCAATATATGATTTTTGAAAATTTAACAAAAGGTCATTTTGAAAATGAAAGATTAGCAGAAAGATATATAAATGAAAATTTGTCTTTAGCTGAAAAAATAAATTGGCATAAACTTTTAGAGTGCAACAAAAAAGTTAGAAAAGAGATTCTTGATGAAAACTTTGTTCAAGGTACAAAAGAATTTGAAGATTTATATGAAGCAATTCATACATTAATAGAATCTAGAAGTAAAATAGGATTTACTGACATAAACAATTCTCACAAATCATTTGAAAAAGTTCTTACTCATTTACAAAGAGAAATTAATGAAAATGCAAGAACTGAAGAAGAAAAAAATGATATGCCTAACTTTTTGTCTTGGAGATATATTAATGAACATGCTGTAAGTAATTTCAATAAAAGATATAAGCATTTAAATGAATCAGACAAAAAACTGTTTAAAATCTTAGTTTCTTCTGATAGCATAAAAATTAACTATGCAAAAGATTTAAAGAATGAGAGTTTAGAAATGATTCAAAACTTATTAGATGATGATGCTGATTCTGGATATTTATTAGAAAATTTTAAAAACAAACTAAATTCTATAGAAAATATAGATAAAAACAATGTTGATGAAATTATAATTAATTGTCATGAATTAAATGAAAATCTTTTAAAATTACAATAAAATGAAACTGGACAAAACAAAATTAAAGCAAATTATTTCTGAGGAAATTGAAGTATTCAAAAATAAAAAAAGAAGTGAATATATTTTGGAAAATTTAGGTCTTAATGAAGGTAAAAAAAGTGACCCAAAAGCCAAAGTTAGAAATAAACCTAATCCAGTTTTTGATGCAAACAATCCAAAAGTAAAAGACAATAAAGACCATTTTCCTTTAGGGGATGAAGACCAAGCTAGAAATGCTCTAGCAAGAGCAAGTCAATATAAAAAAGTTCCAGATTGGTATGATGGTGATTTGGAAAGTTTAGTAAAAAAAGTTCAATCAGCTGTTAAAAAGGCGTTTCCAAATATAGAAACAACTGAAAAGTCTGCTAATCCAGGAAAAGGATAATTAAAAGGGAGTTTAAAAGTTCCCTTTTTTATTAGTCTTTTTTCCTTTTATGTATAGTAAAATCTAAATTGCCTTTTAATAAATCTGAATTTGCAATAATTTCACATACTTTTTTTGCTTCATTAAATAATATATTATCTTCTTTATCATTTAATGGATATTCTTTTTCACAATTATCCATACAATTTAAAGTGTGTATATTTAATTCAATAGATACAAAACTTCTTTTGTCATTATAATTTATGTTTTCAGGAAAATCATAAACAAATATATTTTCTAAATAAAATGGGAATACAAAATTATTTTCCAGAAAATTTTTTAAATCATTTCTATATATTTTTCTTATACCATAAGATAGTTTTTTAGATAATTCATAATCATAATTAAAAAAGGAATATTTATCATAATAATTTTCTTTATCTTTTACATCTATCCAAAAGCTCGTTTCTATAAAAATAGTTTCTGGCTTTTCTTTATTAAAAGTAGTACCTATTTTAAAGTTTGCATTGCAATTATTAAAATATTTACCATCAATTTTTATTTCTTTTCCTGTTCTTTTATTTGTTATCTCTAATGTGTCATCATTAAATAAATCCATTTTATTTTATTAATATTCATTTAATCGCTACATGTTTACAATTATATAATTTTTTTTTAATTAAAACAAGTTTTTTAATTAAAAAATTAAAACATCATTTTTTTCTAACTATTTATAGGTGTTAAATATTTAATAATAAAAAAAATGAGCAATTCAGATAAATACGTAATATCCGAATTTTATGCTTTTCAAGCTGATTCAAAATTGATAAAAGAAGCTGAAGAAAAGCATCAGCCTATAGTCATGAAAGGTATTCTTCAAAAGGCTAATACAGAAAATAGAAATGGTAGAGTTTACCCTTTGGATATATTAAAAAGAGAAGCTAAAAAATACGAAGAAGCTGTAAGAGAAAGAAGAGCCACTGGCGAATTGGACCATCCAGATTCTGCTGTAGTAAGTTTATCTAATGTTTCTCATATGGTTACAGAAATGTGGTGGGATGGCGATACTCTTATGGGTAAAGTTCAAATATTAGAAACTCCTTCTGGTGAAATATTAAAAGGCCTTTTGAAAAGTGGAGTAATGTTAGGTATTTCTTCTAGAGGTGTTGGTTCTGTAAAAAATAAAAATGGTCTTGATGTAGTTCAAGAAGATTTCGAGCTAATAGCTTTTGACTTTGTTTCATCACCTTCTACACCTGGGGCTTATTTATTTAAAGAAGGAAGAAGTTGGGGATTAACTAAATTAGATAAGTCAAGTTCTAAAATTTTAAAGCCAAACGAAATTAATAATTATAACAATTTAAAAGAATTATCCGATAAAAGTTTTTGGAAAAAATAATATAAAAAATAGAATTTATTTTTTTTCTAACTATTTATCGTTAAAACCTTTCATTAAAAGTAAAAATAATAAAAATGTCTGAAACTAAAAAAACATCTCTAGAGAAAGCAATATTAGAGGCTAGAGAAATAGAAAATGCAGCCATTAACAGTGCAAAGAAAATTGTAGAAGAATCTATTATTTCTAAAATTGAAGAAACTGTTAAAAGTGCTTTAACTGATTTGGAGAAAAATTCTTTAAATGAAGGAGTGTCAATAGACGTTGGTGGAGCTGACGTTTCTTTTGATGTTGAAGATGGAATTACATCAATTAAAGTTGATGCTGATGAAGAGGATTTAACAATTACTCCTACTGAAGATGAAAACGAAGATGATGAAAATGAAGTTGAAAACAACGAAGATGAAAATGACGAAGTTGAAAACGACGAAGACGAAAATGATGAAGACGAAAATGATGAAGATATGGAAGGTGAAGAAGAACAATTGTTTGAAATAAATCTTTTCGAAGAAGAATTGCCTGCTGCACCAGAGGCAACTGAAGCTGCGCCAGCAGAAGAAATGCCAGCAGAAGAAATGCCAGCAGAAGAAGCGGGTGCAACTGGTATGACAGTTGAAGTTCCTACAGCTTCAGCTATTGAAGATTTATCTGCAAAATTAGATGCTATTCTTTCAAAATTAGAAGCTCCTGCTGAATCAGCTGAAGATATAAATGCTGAGCCAGCTGCTGCTACAGAAGCAGGCGAAGAGGCACCATCAGCTGAAGGTGAAATAGAAATAGTTGATGATGAAGCTGTTGTTACAGAAAATAATCTATTAGAAATTGATATAGTAGGAGAAGATGATGATAATGAGTTTTCTTTTGAATTAGATGATTCTGAAGAAAATTTTGAAGATGATTCTGAAGAAGATGATGATGAAATAAATGATATTTTAAATACTTTAAATTCTGAAGAAGATTTTGAAGATGAACCATTAGATGAGATGAGAGGTGCAAGTCACAGTGTTCAAAGAGCTTTTGGCAACAGAGAACATAGAGCTGATGACGGACACCATTCACCTATATATGTAAACGAAAATAAGGCTCAAGAGGAGGCTGTAGTGGCTGAGCTAATTAAGGAAAACGAAAGTTTAAGAAAATCCCTAAAAGAGTACAAAGAATCATTCAAAGTACTCAGAAAACAAATTAACGAGGTTCAAACTTTTAATGCAAAGTTAGCTTATGTTAACAAGTTGTTCTCAAAGGGAGGTTTAACTAATGACGAAAAAGTACAAATCGCTGAAAGTTTTGATGAAGTGAACACTGTTGAAGAAGCAAAAACACTTTACAATAAAATTATAAGCGAAAGTAAAACTTTTTCAAATAGTAAAACTGAACAACTAAAAAGCAAGTTGAAGTCACCAAATCCAAATGTTGCACCTTCTACGAAATCTGAAGCTTTATATGAAAGCAGAGAAATTTCAAGAATGAAACAATTGGCTGGTATAGAAACCTTGAAATCTTAACAAACAAACAAATTTAAAATTAAAAAAAAATGAGTGAATTATTAAACAGCGGTAATGTTGGTTTGACAACTCTAAGAACTCTTTCAGAACAAAGAAAAGAGATTGTTGGAAACTGGGAAAGGTCTGGACTTTTAGAAGGTCTTAACGGAGCTAAAAAATCAAACATTGCTCAATTATTAGAAAACCAAGCGTCTCACATGTTGAACGAAGTAACGCTTGACTCTTCTGCAGGTCGTTTTGATACTGTAGCATTCCCTATGGTTAGAAGAATCTTCTCAAGATTGCTTGCTAACGAAATCGTTTCAGTACAGCCACTTGCTCTTCCTTCAGGACTTTTGTTCTATATGGATGCAAGAGTATCTACTAACAAAGTAGCTCCTGCTAACACTGCAAACGGACAAGGTGGACCTTCATTTGCTAGTACATCTGCTTACGAAAGATTCTATGATAACAGAGGTTATGATGCTTCTTTTGGTACAGGAGAAACTAAGTATGGTACTCCAATCGCTTATACATCTGGTTCTACTGAATTAGTATCTGGTCTTGTTACTGATACTTTTGCTTTAGGTGCTACTTTTGATGTTAACAAGCAGCAATCAAGCTCTTCGCTTAGATTCTCTGCAGTAACTAACGTTGTATATAACAATACAGTTGTTTATACTGCTGGTGATAGCGTTAAGTTCTACTCTCAAATGCAGACTTGGGGTGAAGACCAATTTGCTTCTCAGCAAGCTAATGTTATTCTTGACATCAGACCTGCTGGAGTTTATGGTTCTGACTTTGATGATAGCTTAGTTGCTAACTTTACAGTTGTTCCAGCTTATGAAGTATTCAATGACCTTGAAGCTAAATCTGAAATGAGCGAACTTACAATCAGATTCTCTTCTGTAACTGTAAACACTGTTACAAGAAAAATGAGAGCACACTGGACTCCAGAACTTGCTCAAGACCTTGAAGCATACCACAGCATTGATGCTGAAGCTGAGCTTACTGCTCTTCTTTCAGAAGAAGTTGCTGCTGAAATCGACAGAGAAATCATCAGAGACCTTATCAATGGTGCTATGTTCGAAACAAGATGGGATTATGCAGGTTTAAGAAACAATGCTAACTTCTTCGGAACTCAGAAGGACTGGAACCAAACTCTTATCACAAGAGTGAACGAAATTTCAGCTCAAATCCACAAAGCAACTCTTAGAGGTGGTGCTAACTGGATTATCTGTTCTGCTGAAGCTGGTGCAATCTTTGATGACCTTGAGTACTTCCACGTAGATGGTTCAGCACAAGCTGAAACTGAGAAGTATAACTTAGGTATCGAGAAGATTGGTAACCTTGGAAACAGATATGTAGTCTACAAAGACCCTTACATGCCTGCAAACATCGTTCTTCTTGGACACAAAGGAGATACATTCTTAGAAGCTGGTTATGTGTATGCACCGTACATTCCGTTACAACTTACACAAACTATCTATGACCCTAACGATTTCACGCCTAGAAAAGGTATCATGACTCGTTACGCTAAGAAGATGGTTAACAACAGATTCTATGGAGTTATCATCATCGATAACATCAATACTTATCAGCAAGTTTATAGCTAATCAGTTATAAATTGATAGATAGAAATTGAGGTCAACATTAGTTGACCTCTTTTTTTTCTATTTAATTTTCTTTTTTAATAAATCCACATTCACGTAAAAAACCTTGTCCTACTGGTGAGCCTAACCATTGAATTGTAGAAATAACAATCTTTTTTTCATGTTCAGTAAGTCTATTTGCTGGAAAATTTCCATTACTATCTCCCATGCCAAACACTAAAAAATCCATATCATTATGATTGTGAGAATTGTGTTCAATAAATTTATCATGAAACTCTTTCTCTTTAGGATTACTTTCGTGTCTATAAGTTTTAAAACCTTCCATAATTTATTTAATAGTACTGAATAAAACAATTATTAATACAAAAGAAACTAAACCAATAATGTTAAACAAATTAAAATAGATTGCAAATTTTCTTTCATCACCTTCTTTCCCTTTAATAATCAAATCGTCTGAGATTTGTTTAAAACCATAATCATATATTAATTCTAAATTTGTCTTAAAGACAATAAAGAAATAAATACACAAAAATACTAGAACAATATTACTAAACATGATAATAAATTTAAATTAATAATTAAAATGGATATTTATTTTCGAAAACTAGTTTTGTTGAATCATTTTCAACTTTAACAGTTATATCAAAAGCTTTTTTTGTTGAGAATTCACTATTTAAATAATGCATTACATAAGTATTTTCATCAATTTTATCCATACTTTTAAGACTGGAATTTGACATATTTACAAATTCATTCTCATATTTTTTCTTTAATTCTTCTTTGCCAAATTTTTCAATACTTTCTAAAGAAGTAAAACTTATCATCTTATCGTATTGTCCTAATTTTCTTAAAGACTTAAAAAAAGATAAAAAATCTGTTCCGTATATAATGGCTGGATTTGAGAATTCAGATTTTTTTATTTCTTCTTTTTTTTCTGATACTTTTACTTCCAAAACTTTTTCCTCTTTCTTTTCGCTACATGATACAAGAACAAGAGAGGCAATAATTAGTGTCATTATTTTTTTCATATTTATCTTTTTATAAGAAAACGTTTTTTTTATAAAAATATTACGAATTAATAGATTCTTTTTTATTAATCTCATCACGAATTTTTGCAGCTTTTTCGTAATCTTCATTTTCAATTGCTTCAGCCAACAATTCTTCTTGCGTTCTTTCTGTAACTTTTACTTCCTCAACTTTTTCTGTAAACTCCTTAATCATTTCAACAAATTCTTTAGAATTTTCATGATTTTTTGTTATATTACCCATAAAATCAAAAGGATTAAGATTATCAGTTATGTCTAATAAAACATATCCTAAATCAGATTCTTTTATTTTATTTAACTCATCAGACAAAACTCCTATATCTTCTTTTGAGATGAAATAAAATGAATTGCCATATTGAATATGTTTTTCTATTATTTCTTCTTTTTTTATAAATTTTTCTTTTATATTATCCAAATCTTCAATTAGACCTAGAACACCTTTTCCAATAATATTTAAAATGTACATTCTTTTTTCTTCAAAATCCATATTATATCTTTTAAGACTATTTATTGTTATAACGAATTTATAAAAAAATTATTACATATTAATAAATTAATTATGAAAAAATTAGCAGTAACATTATTTCACGCAAGACAACAAGCTCATTTTTGGCATTTAGAAACAAAATCATTTGCGGAACATAAGGCTTTAAATGAATTTTATGACGAAATTCTTAATTTAACAGACGAGTTACTTGAGGCTTATTTAGGAAAAAATGAGAGAATAAATTTTGGAGAAATAAAAATGACGTTCAAAAGTTATTCAGAAGAAAATGTTAATGATTATTTTAAAAGATTAGAAAATTTTGTAAAATCTTCCAGAAAAAAAATAGAAGAAGAAAAAAATTTTGATATTGTAAGTTTAATAGATGATATTTTGGTATTAATAAACAAAACTACATATCTATTAACTTTAAAATAAAAAAAGACCATTCAGAGGCTGCATGGGGTCAAAACACTAGGCTTTCGTGCTTACGTTTCCTTACCTTGTTTCCAAGAGGTTTCAGCTCCATGCCTTTTCCTAGCTTACGACCTTTTTTACGCTTGAATGGTCTTTCTATGTAGTCGGAGCGGGAATCGAACCCGCACGGGCGCAATGCCCATTGGATTTTAAGTCCAACGTGTCTACCTGTTCCACCACCCGACCAGTTTTGATTATTGGTGACAAACCCATTATATGTCACTTTTATTCCCAGTTATACATTATTTAACAAGGCCTTGGGAGGGGTCCTGATATTGACTCTATTACTTGGCTCCCACCATATCATAGGGATTATTAAAAGGGATTCGAACCCACCTCATTAATGTATGCCTACATTAACTTTCATAGTAATATCCAACAATCAAAATTTTAAAAACAATTAACTGTCCTCTAAGTAGAATATCCTCTTCATATTCTTAACCCATCCTCATAGTGGTCAGATAAAAATCCATTTATCCACTCTTTATTGATGGAAGCTGTCGCTTGATACGTTAACGTAAAATACTTATACCTTAGAAATATAAGAATGTGGGGTGGGCTTCCCTAAAACCTACATTTTTATTCACATCTTTTTACTGTTAACCAGTTAATTGTTTTAATATTCAAAGAACTATTTTGTAGCCAGGACAGGATTCGAACCTATAACACATTTCAACCTACTATGTGTAGATTATAGTGTGGTAATTACTCCAGCGTCTACCAATTTCGCCACCTGACTTTTTTACCCCTCTGCACTCAGTTGTAATTCTAACCTAAGAATTTTGTCCTCGGTTCTTTTCAGAATCGTTAGGTATATTTACAAAATTACAACTGTCCTACCCTTGGGAGATGATTGATGCTACACCATTGACACTTTACTTGGTCTTTCTCCAAGGTAAATCACATTTGCTGTTCAATCATTGTGGTTTCACATCTTGCCATCACGTCCTTATGATGTATTGGTAATTATCAGGGGAATACCACAAGAAGTCTTTATATCCACGTAGGAATGGTGCATTAATATAGGGATGAGAAATCCCATGTGTTGTCTTTATCTACCTCATTCTACACTTTATATATTAAGGCATTAAGCTACGTTTGACCTTATCACTCCATACCTAATCACGTGTTAGGTGCATAGTATGGTATCATTCAAAAATACTCCTTTCTCAAGGGAACAACACAATTAATTTGAATGACATCTGTACACAAATTTGACCATAAACAACAATTATATACATATTTTTTACATTGGTTTTGATGTCATCCAAATTTTATACCCTGTCACTCCAAGTGTGTGAATGTATTCCCTGGCATAGCTTCGTATAAGATATGAAATCTTACAGAACGACAGACAGAATAACATCTCTCCACAAACAACTCCATCTTGGTATGGATTCTAATGTTCCTAGTCAGCAATCTTTCAGATGAAGCACTGATTTACTATTCATCATTTACTATTTGACACTATTTGTTTACTTCAAGCAGGGTAATTTTAATATTAACCCCCCTTTAAAAACTCCGTTACGTTCATCTTTATACTACAACCAGACAATTATCATGTAGTAATTTATTCTATTGTCTGATACACTATCATAATTACCCTAGTGATTTAGGCATCCACGGATAGGAGTTTTTGGGGGACTAGTTTTTATATATTCAAAGAACGTTTTCTTATCTAACTACGAATTTACAAAAAAATTACAATATTCAAAAAAAAATATTAATTTTTTATAAATTTGTACTCCTGAAGGGACTCGAACCCTCACGGTCTAAAAACCAATAGATTTTAAGTCTATCGCGTACTACCAAATTTCGCCACAGGAGCATTTTGTTAATTTGTGCTCAAAGAGGGACTCGAACCCTCACGCCTTACGGCACTAGTCCCTAAAACTAGCGTGTACTACCAAATTTCACCATTTGAGCGTTTAATGTAAAATACTTTTTACAAAAATATAATAATTTGTAAATTCTATTTTACATTATTGTACCTTGGGAGAGACTCGAACTCTC